ATCATTCAATGCGTCAGCTAATAATCTTATTTCTGTAGCTGTAACTCTGTCAGCCTGTCTTTGAACACTATTCATTAACATAAATGAATAAGTTAATCTTTCTTCTATAGTTCTAATTGTTTGAAAAGTAATTGAGAAATCAGCAGATTTATTCATCTGTAGAGTAGTTACGTCATTAGCGTCTCCCTCTCTAATCGCACCGTTTGGACTTTCAGATAACGTTTTAATTCTTGTAGTACCATTTGGTCTTACTAAAAATAAAACTTTAGAAGCAGCAGCACTACCTTCTACTACGGCTCTATATAAAGCCTCTAGCGATCTTAAATCACCAATATATTCTTCTACAAAACCTCTACCGTAATCTTCGTTTGTTAGTGTATATCTCAAAGGTATAAAAGGGGACTTGTCTAGTGGATAACTTCCAATTGAGCTAGGTATGATTTTATCTTTTACCTCTTGTTGGACAAGCCACCTTTTATTTTCTGATCTAATCACTCTCGTGAAGATAGAAACTTGTTTATCTATATGATTGTCTTTTTCGTTTTCTTCATAGCATAATTGTCTTATTTCATCTGATACTGAAGAAAGACTTGTATTATCTTTTGTAATAATTTCTAAAACATTACCTACTGAATCTCTTTTAATTACGTATTCGTCTAATTTATATACTTTTGTAGTTAATTCTGGTGTGATATATAATAAAACATTACCAGCAACTATTAATTGTCTTAACCCTTCAAATACAGAAGTTCTAAAGTTATTAACTTCTATTTCATTCATCACTACACGTTCAATAGAACCCATAGCTTTTTCAAACTCACCTTGCATACCTTTTTGTTGAGTAAGTTTTTGAATTGTAAACTCATCTAAAGATAACCTAAAGAAAGGTTGGTTAGGTGGTAATAATGCTATCAATAGTTTACTAGCCAGATTATTTAAACCTCTAGCACCTATCCCTTGGTATGGTGTATATAGTTTAGTAGAGCTTCCGTAGCCATCTCTAGTTATTAAAGATGGTATTGTAAATTCTGCACTATCTCTAGCTCTATCTAAATAAGGTTGACGTATTGTCTCTAATTTAGAGTAACGAGCTCGTGCTGTTAGGTTTTGTTCCATATTTTATTGTACTATTAGGGGATATTAACGCCAGAACCACCACTCATTAAGTTAGACTGGTCTAAGTCTATTTTAAGAGCTGATTTACCTCGTTTTTTACTTACACTCAAAGGTGTAGATGTAGCAGAAGCGGGTGCTTGTGGGGCTCTCTCTCTAAGAGTAGCTTGACTAGCATTTACTTCCGTAGCTGGGGCAGCTGGTACTGGAGGTGGCGGGGGAGCTTTAGGTTGTGAAAAACACATAATTATTCATCTTTCTTTATTAATGTTAAATCTAATATATTGTTATTTTGTTCTTGTTCTAGCTGTTTTAAGTAAGCGACAACACTAGCTTGACCAGCTTTAAACCAAATTTGTCTTTCATTTTCAGTAATATCTGGTACTTTATTCGGGAAAAGTTTATCTAGGTGTTGTATTAATTCTTTATTTACAAACATATATTGTTCCAAGAGGGCAACTAATAGGTGGGTTTATCTTCTTTTTGAACTGGTTTATCTAGGTTAGTGTCCATTTCAATGGTGTGTCTATCTACTTTCATATCCATTATTTTTACTTTAGCATCAACCGTAAATGGGTATTCACTATAACCACTTAAATCTGGTGTTTTAGCAAAAAAAATATCATCAACTTTAATTTTAACAGTTAAATAAGTTTTTTTCTTCCACCTATGTAAATCACTCATTTTTATGTCTACCAAAAGATTTATTATCTGGTATTTTATCTTTATTTAATTCTTGAATAGTTTTTTCATTTTTATCAGCAGACAAATCGCCTTTAAACAAAGTTTCTATATACATAGTATAATAGTGGGTAGATAACGTAGGTTCTTTAGTGTTCTCAGATAAGAACAAATATTCTTTTGCTTTTAAAATATAATCGTTTTCATTCATTATAGTCTCTTTCTATTACCATTTCTAAATAATGTATAGCTTTTAATATATCTTCTTTCTTACCTTTTAATTTATGTCTACAGATATATTTAATTGCATTACCTTCTGCAAATAGTAATTCATTTTCATTAATAAATTTAGATGGTTGTATTTTCATTGTTTTATAATGAGAACCACCTACCTGTTTAAAAAATGCTTTGTTTGTCATTTTTAATATTTTTAATTTGTCTTGCACTAAGACCGTTAATATTAGTAAAATAAAATCTAACTTTAAGTTGTTTCTGTAGTGTTGTCAAGCATCTAGTTATTACACTTTTATCTTTTTTTCTATACGAAATAGATTTAACATCTATTAAATAATTAATACCTTTTTTATTTGTAATAACTAAATCAAAAGGACAAGATGGGTCTAATGGTCTAGACACGTAGTAACCTTTTTTTAAAAACTTATAGGCTACTGCTAACTCAGCTAAACAACCTTTTAAAGTACAATTAAAATCATTTGTAGACATATTTATATCCTTGTCCCAAATACGGTAGTTTCTTTTTCTGACTCTGAATAAGAAATCTTAATGCCTTTTGGTTTTTGTTTAGTTGGTGGAGACCATAATATTACTTTCTTTAATTTAAAATCATAGTCTTTCTTTTTTAATATTTTAGCTACTCTAGCTTGTACTAGTGCATCTTCTTCTGTTAGTTTGTTTTCTTCGTACGTATCAACTACAGATTGCCAATAATTTTTAGAGTTAGCTAAAACTCTAGCAGCCTTAACAGCACCTACACTCGGACAACCTTTATAGTTATCTGATTGATCTCCAGTTAAAACTTGAAAATAAAAATTATAATCAGCTTGTTGTTGATTAATTCTGTAAAATTCTTTACTAGATGGATTATAATGTAAACCTTCAACTTGGTTTAAATCTTTATCTTCAGAACATATAATTTTAGCACCGTGTATAATATCACTAGTAGCGAGTATTCCTATTATATCATCAGCTTCTAAATTAGGTTTAGAATAACCATTATAATTTTTATAAATATAATCTTTACAAAATTTTAAAGTTAAAGGCTTTCTAGTATTTATTCTATTTAATTTATAATCAGGTAAAATAGAGGTTCTAAAATTATTTTTATCTGAAAATGCACAAACTATTTTAGTACATTCAGTTTGTTCTTTTAAGTTATCAAAATAATCTTTAATCATTACTATACATTCAGTTTCATCTGAGTGTAATGTCCAAACATCATTTTCCCAACGTATTGGTTTTTCTGATACTGTGGATAATTTATATGCTACAATATCTGCATCTACAATTAACGTACTCATTATGAATTACCTTTTGGTTTAAGTTTATTTAAATCTAATTGAATAACAGAGCCGTCTGATTTTAAAAATTTAGCTCTCCAGTCATTATCTGGGTATTTAGATTTAACTTCTTCAGATATTGCTATTTTAGCAAAATCTTCTGTATATGTTTCTACTGTTTTTAAAAAAGAACCTAGAATAGATCCTATTTGAACAGATGGACTTACTGACACTTGATAAGCAGTTTCTCCTTCTCCTTTTGCTTCAAAAAGAGAATAAGCAATTTTATCATTTCCTACGTCAGTTAATACTAATATTACTTGCATTGTTTTCTTTCTTTGTTAGTGAGTTTCCGACCAGTTGTTTCCCACACGGAAACTGGCACTAATAGGTACTCTAAGTTTAAAGTATTCTCCCGCTTTCTTTATGCTATCTACCGCTAATTGACCTACAAATTCGGCTTCTTCTTTTTTTGCTTCTATTTGAAATTCATCGTGAATAGTTGCTACAACCCAAGCATCTTTATCTTTTAAATTATCCCACAATATTGTTAATGCTTTCTTCATTATGATTGCACCACAAGATTGTATTAAAGTATTTAAAGTTGCGTGGTTACTTCTTACGGTTAATATTCTTTGATCTAACGCCTTTAAAACTCCGTGTGCTTCTATTTTTTCTATTATATCTATTTTAATTTGTTTTAAAAATGGAAGTTGTCTATAAAATTTATCTAATATATTTTTAGCCTCTGCTATAGGACAATCAAGTATTTCAGACAATCTTTTAAATGAACTTCCATATAGTAAGGCGTAGAACATTGTCTTACTTAATTCTCTAGAAGTTAATCCAGCAGCTTTCATGTTATAAGCGTGGAAATCTCCGTTAAGAATTAAATCGGCGTATTCTTTACCACCTTTATAATTATAAATATAATGAGCAAAGCAAACTGCTTCCAATGATTTAGCGTCTACCCCTACCATTACGTAGTTAGGTTTAGGTATGAATAGTTCTCTAAACTCTTTACCATACAGGCTATGAGTATTTGGTATGTTTTGTAAATTAGGATATCGAGAACTCATACGACCAGTAACCACATTGGTTATGTAAGAAGTGTGTATCTTACCTTTCTTAACTACTTTTAAATATCCGTTAGCACCTTCAGATAACATTCCCAATCTTTTTTCTATTAATAAATATTCATTTAATAGTTTAGCTTCTGGGTACGGTAAGTTAGATAATATGTCTTCATCAATCATTGGCGTACCAGTAGGCGTAAACTCTTTTGGTTTCCAACCGTGTAAAGTTATTAATCTGTTAGCAATATGTTGCCTTGAAGATGGATTAAATTTTATTAATTTTGTTTTTTTAACTGGTACACCCTTTTGATAACCAAACTTTTTACTATTAACCTTTGGTATAAATTCTCCTAAATCTTCTTCCCAATCTATAAAAGTTTTTTCTAATTTTAATTTTAAATCGTTATACTTAGCTAATAACTTAGCTTGTAAAGATTGTGCTTTTTTTTCATCAAAATAAAAACCACGTAATTCTTGTTCTTTAGTTATAAAAGATATTTTATGCTCTAGTTCAATACTTTCTTTACTAAAGCCTTTAGACATAAACTTTTCGTATAGCTTTTTAGTAAGTTTTACATCTTGAATACAATACTCCAACATTTTATCGTCAAACTTTTCAAAAGCATCTGGGTTGTTTTGTTGGTAATCAATCTTTTTAAATTGTAATCTTTCTCCCCAGCTTTTTAAACTGTGTTTACCAACTGAGTGTTTAGATATTGAACCTCTCACCAACAACTTAACATCAACGCTATTTGCGATGTCAGGGTAGATAAGGCGACTAAGACAAAGCGTATCGTGGACTAACTCTCTTTTGTGAGAATAATTTAATAATTTATTGAGAACGGGGAGGTCATACCCAATACAATTATGTCCAACTATTAGGTTGTCGGTGAGAAGTTTTGTTCCTTTCAGAATATCATTTCCTGTAAAAGTAAATTCTTTGTCATTCTCGTCTATTATTACTAGACAATGAATTAATGATGGGTCTAACCCGTTTGTTTCTATATCAAAAAATAAAGTTTTGGTCATTTTCTTCAATTAATCTTCCAGTTGTTATATCGTAATTAACAGCAGATGCTATTCCAGTATCGCCAGAAAATCTGTTTTTTAATACACGAATAATTGTTTTGTTTTCGTTTTTATTTGAATTTCTTTCTAAAGAAACTACTGCATCTGATAACTGAGCTATACTCGCACTTCCACGAATGTGTGAT